GGTTTAGTAGTATTTGACACCTCCTTCGGGAGGTGTTATAATATATACATACAGTAAAGGAGCATTCATGTCACACGCAGATCCAATTATCGACAAAATTATCGTAGCCCGTGTGGGTCTACTACTCCGTCATCCTTTCTTTGGCAATATGGCAACACGCCTAAAAATTGAAGAAGGCAGTGAATGGATGGGCACAGCCGCAACAGACGGACGTACAATTTATTTTAATCGTGAATTTTTTGAACCTCTAACAGTTAAACAAGTAGAGTTCGTTATTGCACACGAAATTCTGCACAATGTGTTCGATCACATGAGTCGTAGAGAAAGTCGTAACCCACGCATCTTTAACATTGCCGCAGATTACTGTGTAAATGGACAATTGGTTCGTGACCGGATTGGCGAACACAATATTGAAGGTATCAAAATTTTCCATGATACCAAATACTACGGTATGGGTGCAGAGGAAGTCTACGACAAGATCTTTGACGAAATGGACGAAGACGAACTAAATGCATTGGGTCAATTACTAGACGACCACATTGATTGGGGTGAAAACGGTAAGGATGGTCAGCCAAGATACAGCAAGGAAGAGTTGAAACAGATTCGTGACGAGATTCGCGAAGCTACAGTACAGGCCGCACAAGCCGCAGGTGCTGGTAATACTCCTGCTAGTGTACAACGCATGATTAAGGAATTAACAGAGCCAAAGATGAATTGGCGCGAAATTCTTCGTCAACAGATCCAAAGCACTATTAAGAACGACTACTCGTTTATGCGTCCTAACCGTAAAGGCTGGCACATGAACGCTATACTACCTGGAACACAATTTCAAGATACTATTGATATCTGTGTAAGCATTGACATGTCGGGGTCCATTGGTGACGAGCAGGCCAAAGATTTCTTAAGTGAGATCAAAGGTATTATGCAAGAGTACAGAGACTTTAAGATTAAAGTTTGGTGCTTTGATACCAAAGTCTATAATGAACAAGACTATGATGGTTATTGCATGGACGATTTTGATAACTATGAACCAATGGGCGGTGGCGGAACTGAATTTGATGCCAACTGGGAATACATGAAAGAAAATGATATTCAGCCTAAGAAGTTTATCATGTTTACAGATGGTTATCCTTGGGGTAGCTGGGGTGATGAAAATTACTGCGACACAGTATTCATTATCCATGGCAACGATAAGATTGTTCCACCATTTGGGGAATATGCTTATTACGAGCAAGTAAAAGAAACGGCGTAATATGGCAATAAAAAATGGCAAGCCCAACCCCTTAAACTATTTTGGTTTAAGAAGGGTTGAGGTTGCCTGTCCTCATTTTAAGTATACTAGTATGGACCGTTATAATCCAACTCTAGTCAAATCTATCGACTCCTGGATACGTAAGAATCTAAATAATAGGTACTATGTTGGACAAGACGTTATGCTTGATCATACCAATACTATAATCTACGGAATACGTATTGGTTTTGAAAGTGAAAAGGAATTAAGTTTTTTCACGATTGCCTGTCCACATTTACAAACGAGATAATTAAATACGTACTCAATAAGGAGATATTATGACTGACGTACAGAATAATACACAAGAAACACCAGCACAATCTAATGATCTTTCAGTTAATGATCTTAACGCAATGAAAGTAATTATTGATATTGCTAGCTCACGTGGAGCATTTAAGCCTAATGAAATGGTAGCAGTTGGTCAAACTTACACCAAATTAACTGCATTTTTAGACGCAGTAGCCGCTCAACAAAAAGCTAATCCACAACCAGAAGCACCAGCACAAGCACAATCAGCAACTTCAATTGCTACCGGAGCTTAATATGGCCGAAATCAAACACGTAGGTCGTATTAAAGCAACCAATAAAAAAGTATTGATTGCTTATCGCACCTTACCTGGTGATGCATATTCAGCACTAGTTATCCCAACTGAAAATATGCCAGACATCTATCACGATGCTGTTATCAATTTGGTTGAAAGTGCGGCTGCTCAAGAATCATACGAATTTGCAGAAGCATTGGATCGTACACAATTTCCAGATGGTTCACGTATGTTGCCTTGGTTGCATGTTAACAATCGTTTGGTTAAAGTTCCAACTGATGCCGTAGAAGTAACACCAACTCCAGGTGTAGGCATTTTGTTAAGCGAATTGAATCAAATTATTGCTGAACAGCGTGGCGTAGCAGTAGATGATTTGGCATTGAACGAAGGTATCAATGATAAAACAGAAACTAAAACAGAAGATGTAAAAGCAACTGCCACTGTAGTTGAAGCAACTGTAGAAAAGACTACTATTGCCGACGACAGCACACCAGAAGCTAAAGCAAAGTTTTATCGTAGCCAAGCTGATAAGCTAGCCAAAGAAGCCGCTAATTTCCGCCGTATGGCAGAAGAACTAGTTCCTAGCAAGAAAAAAATACAATGACACGATCTGGGAAGATTCTTCCCAGTGACGTCATAAAACATTGGCCAGAAGTATTTGCAGACGTTGAACTCAACGTGTTACCTATCAGGTATTTGAATACAGTTTTGGTAAATTTTAAGGATGGAAAAGTCTGGGAAATAAAAATAACAACAAAGACTCGAAGAGACGGATGGGATGCCTTTCAAAAAAGTTTACACGAGTTGTGTAAATCCTACGAGGATACTATCGAAAATGTTGATTTTAAGTTAGACACAGAGTGTGTACGCAAAGACATAGAACGTAGTACTCAAAAATTCCTTAAGAAAAAGAAGTTATAAATAATGCATGTTAGATTACTCAGTTACAGTCAACCCACACAGGAATATGCAGATCTTGGCATCACAGATGCACAAGAACTCATTGCGTATTGCGCCCGTGTGTCCAATCCAAGCAACCAACTTAACACCGAAACATCAGAAAAACTCATCCAATACTTGGTCAAGCACCAACACTGGAGCCCGCTTGAAATGGTCTCAGCCTGTATCGAAATCACCACTACCAGAGACATTGCAAGACAAATACTTAGACATCGTAGCTTCAGCTTCCAGGAGTTCAGCCAACGATATGCTGACCCTACTAAAGACTTGTCGTTTGTACTTAGAGAAGCACGAAGACAAGACACAAAAAATAGACAAAACAGTATAGAACTAGACGTTCATAACAACGACGAAGATCGTTTTCTTGCCTATCAATGGGAACGTATGCAAGAGCTAGTTATTAAACAAGCACGTGATGCATATGAATGGGCTATTATAAAAGGTATTGCCAAAGAACAAGCTCGTGCTGTTCTGCCGGAAGGTCTTATTGAAAGTCGTTTATATATGAATGGCACACTACGTAGCTGGATTCACTTTATAGAGTTGCGTAGTGCTAATGGCACACAAAAAGAACATCAAGAAGTTGCTATAGCTTGTGCCAAAGTTATTGCAGAAATATTTCCTACAAATCTAAAAATTAATTAACCCCTAAATAATTGAGGCGGCAAAGTTTCAATATGATAACGAAACTCATTTTCAAGCCACGCATAATCATTAATTTTAGATAACATTTCAGGGTCATTTTTATAAGTAGTTCCAAACCATTCGCCTGCGCTTGCTCCGCCCCTAGCATATTCTGCAAATGGTTTGTTACTTAAATTAAATTTCCATTTTGTTAATCTATCGGACGTTTCTTGATCAAACTGTCCATCAATCACTCTACTAGATAATTTTGCACATTCTCTAAATGCACTACGCCATGTACTAAATTCATCTGTATTGAAATTAGTTATATTAGATACCTCTGGCATAACTTTGAATCTTTTAGAAATACTAGTAGTCATATCTGGTTTACTTAAATCCATATTGAGAGTAAGTTCTGTAGGTAATAATTTTATTCCACCATAACCATATTCTAAATCATTAACTGGATTGCGACTTCTCCATACATGTACAATATCTTCTTCGCTTGGATCTAATTTTAAGTTAAATCTAAAAGTAGGTAAAATAACAGCATCGGCATCTACTACATAAAACATTTTTGTAGAAACTAATTTGGCTGCTTCTTTATGTGCATTATGAATCCCTTCTACTCCATGTACT